CGAAGTTCTTTTCCTAGAAGTGCATCCACTCCAATAGCAACCGCACTTACATAAAAGTCTGTACCGCTTACTGTACCAGTTAGTGTACCACCAGCAAGAGGTAAATGGTTTGCAATGCTTGTTGCTAATGTTGCTGATAGATTTGTAATGACTGTATTAACACTTGTAATTGCAGCAGAATTAACTGATGTTATAGCAGATACTGCCTCTACCACAGTATTGATACTTGTAATAGCTGCTGTGTTCACACTTGTTAAAGCAGAGACTGCTTCTACTACAGTATTGATGCTTGTAATTGCAGCAGTATTAACTGAAGTAAGTGCAGAGACTGCTTCTACTACTGTATTAATACTGGTAATAGCCGCAGTATTTACAGATGTAAGCGCAGAAACATTTGCAACTACAGTATTAATACTGGTAATAGCTGCAGCATTAACTGACGTAACTGCAGATACTGCATCTACAACTGTATTAATACTTGTAATTGAATCAAGATTTGTTTGCGTTAATACAGATACTGCAGCAAGTTCAGCACTTGTTGCAAAGTCAAGATTATCAACTACAGTATTAATGCTTGTAATAGCTGCAGCATTAACTGAAGTTAGTGCTGAAACATTTGCAACTACAGTATTAATACTGGTAATTGAATCAAGGTTTGTCTGTGTTAATGCTGATACTGCAGCAACATCATTTACTGTTGCAGCAGTAACACCAGAGATAAGCAGATCACCTGTTACTGCAAGAGCAGTACTAACTGAAACTGTACCAAAGTTTTGGTCTGCAGAAACAAGGATTGTACCACTTACAGGTATTGCACTTGATACTGCACCATCAACTGTAATCTTAATACCAGTACCTGCTTCAATAAATTTAACAGTACCACCTTCGGCAGATGGAACATTTGTCAGACCTGAACCATCACCTACAAAGAATGCTGCGCTAACAATACTATTAAATGTAGCAATAGAAGCAGATACTTTAGCAACATTAATTGTTGTATCTTCTAAACTTACAGCAATAGTTGGATTGCCCTCAGTACCATCACCATTAGTGATTGCAATGCCTGCACCAGCAGTTAAAGTTCTACCGTTTACTTCTCCACCGCTTACAGCAACAAGACCTACAACACCAGTAAGATCAGCTAGATTATTTAGTGTAGATGCATTAGCAGTAAGAGTTACACCATTAAGCTGAAATGTTCCATTAATGTTAACAGTAGAATTACTAAGCTGCAGTCCTGAGTTTGTACCTGATCCGTCTTGAACAGTCTGTACTGTTCCAGTAAGTCCAGTATTATTACTTCCTACTTGGAGAAGCTGCTTATAACTATTTGCAATTGTTGATCCAGTAAGTGTTGCCATTATATCATATTCCAATCAGTGTCATAATTTTCCCAAGTATTAGTAGCATTATTCCATACTAGATTTCGATCATTATTCAATGGTGGGCGTGGATTACGAATACTCTCGTCATCTCGTACATTAGCAGTCCTATTCTGCGGATGATTCTTTAGATCATATGCTCCATCATAATCTGTAGGGCATACAAGCATACCATAACTATTCATCTTCAATACCCTATGAGGATACTGAAAACCACAAGTGTCACATATTGCTAATGCTCGCTTGTTGCTTGCCATAATTATACTTTATTTAATCGTGGTAGAAAATAGGCACTTGCTCTTTCTCTGTCTTCGTCCATTGCTCTTGAAAGTCTTTCTTCGTATTCCATCTTTAAAAACTGAATACGTGAACCATCTACACCGGGTCGCTTCATTGACATAAAGTATGATAGACCTGCTGTAAGGCAGGGAAGAAAACGTCTCGATACATCAGCAATTTGTACAGCAGACTTATTAACATCTTGTGTATACTTTATCTGTTCTAGTTTAAGAGTATCTGTTGTATTTTCTGGTACAGGCCAGAGGTAAAGAGTAGGGTTAGCGCGATCACGGCGAATAGCATACTGTGTAGGTCTGCCCTTTTGACTCTTGCGAGGTATCTTGAGATACTCTTCCATGCTAATTCTTTCAAGTTGTAAATCAGTATTATCTCTACTTAATACTGCCTCTGTAATATCTATTGTGCTAGAGGTAAGAGCATAAGCTGTAACGCTAGTAGAAACTGAAACTACTGTAGTACCAGCAGTCCATAGAAGGATTCCTCGATTCTGCCAATCCTGTAAAAGAAGATTAATTGAACGACGAGCAGACTTAGGTTCATGTCCTAATGTCTGTTCACCACCAATCATTTCCATTGCTTCTTGAATAACTTCATCAATATCCATTGAGAAGTTATATGTGCCGCTGGTACTCATTAGAGTTATCCTTAGTCGTTATACTCTACAATCTTACCCGGTTCATAATCTACAACAACATCTTGTTCTGCACCTTTAACCTGTGGACCTTTACGTGCAGCACCAAAACCCTGACCTGTAGGTTTACCAGTCATCTTTAAAACGTCCTCTTGTGTACGAGGATTTTTAATCCAATTATACGTATACTCTTTTACTGCCATTTTTAATTCTCCTGTTAACTTTACGTTTAGTTTTTCTTTTCTTACTAGGTACTTTAGTAATCTGTTGTGGTATACTTGATCTACCTATAGCCATCTAACACTTCCATCTCTTACGTGCTTGCCGTAATCTTGAATTAGGATTTTTAGCAGCTTTGGGAAACTGTTTCATTTGTCCTGCGCTACGTGCACAGTAACTCTTTCTGCGTGCTGCTCGTTTACCTGTAGGATTAGATTCAGTTACAGCAGTCTGTAATTTACTACCGGGATTTTCTCTGCGGTACTTAGCCACACCCTTTTCAGTCATGCCTGCTCCTTGTTTGGTAGGACGCTTCTGTCCACCGCCAATAGTATGACCCTTCATTCCCTTACCAGTAGACTTACGTTTCTTTTTTACAGCCATTACTTTTTCCCACGTGTTTTAGTGCTAGTTTTAAAAGTACGAACCATAGTAGGTTTACCACCTACACCTTGCTTAACTGCTCGCTTACGTTTTACTGCAGATGATTTCTGCCCTGCTGTCATACTCTTTGCTTTTGCAAGTGGCACACACTTAGGATATTTACGCTTTGTATTCTTGGTTGACTTTCTTCCACAGGGTTGATACTTTCCGTCCTTCTTTGGTGCACCAATATCAACCCACTTCTCGTCTACCCATTTGCGTAAACCACCACCTGCTTTCTTCTTTACAACTTTTTTCTTTTTATTTCCACCCGGCTTTACCTTGCCACTACAAACAGCAGACGCATACATATTTGCATAAGCTGATGGATATACATCAAACTTACGCTTTGCTGCAGCTTTACCCTTTGGACATAGTTTAGCCACGTTTCCTTTTTTCCTTACTCTTTCCTGCCTGACTTAATGCAATTGCCACCGCTTGCTTCTGAGGATACTTTTCCTTTTTCAGCTTACGAATGTTTGCACTGACTGTCTTTTGGCTTGAACCTTTTTTAAGAGGCATTACATGTACAGTCTATTCTGACAACCGCCCTTGCTTTTTTTACTTTTACTCTTTGATGATTTGGATGGCTTAGACATTTTACCCATAGCCATTTCCTGTTGCTGAGTGATAGCACCGCCATCTTTGTACTTCTTAACTTTACTACCACCCATCATTTTCTTTTTACCATACATTGTAGTTTTCCTTTCTTAATTAGTATTAGGTATTAAGTTGTTGTCTGCACCTGCAGGACTTGCAGGAGTTTGCATATCATCGCGTCTTGTTCTACGTGCCTGATTGCGCTGTAGTTCAAGAACTTGACCATACTTCTGTTCATACAACTGAGCAGCAGGCCAATCCTTTTGGAATAACATTGCTTCAATCATTGATGCATTGAACAGTAAATCATAACAGTAGTCAGAAAAATAGTTTGTCGGTGTAGCAGAAGTAAGAGTAGTAGGTCTGCTCACATGTACTACCTGCCCACTATACGTAGAAGCAGGTGTAGGTGCAATTAATACTGTACTATTGTTACGAGGAGAATAATATCGTGGCTCTGCAGTTGAAGCTGAAACAGGCCAGTAGTCATTTAGATATTCATCTGTTCTTTGAAGCAGATTAATTTTTGTAGCATTACTTGAAATATTAATATTTTTTATAACACGTGTACCTGTAGGAAGAGTAACAATATTATTACCCAGACTTACAGCAACAGAAGTGTACGTTACCAAACCATAGTCATCTAGGTCTTTGGTAAGTCTTTCTTCTGCACGATTGACCATATTAGGTACGTAGTTTAAAAACTCTGTACCGTCATTCTCACATGCATTAATAATATCATTTACAAGATATGTGTAATTAGCCATAGAATACTGCTACCGTAGAAGCGGAAGTAGGAGCAGAAACTTTTATTGGACCATTCATACGAATGCCAAATTCAGGAACATACACTTCATTTACATCATTGTTTGTTGTATTTACAAACTTAATATTGTTGCCCTTGAGTGTTCCGTACTCATCTGTAGATGTACCTGTAATTAAAAAAGTACCTACACCTGAAGAATGAATAGCACGAACACGTGTATCAGCAACTGTAACGCTTGAAGCAACATCCACAACTGCACCACTGCCTGTTACAAAACCCTGTCGAATGTTGGTTGGCATTTATTTTTTCCTTTAGACATATAATAAAACTAGGTTTATTATACTTCATAAAACCTAAATACAAAAGAAAGAAGGGCAGGGAAAAAATAATTTAGTTTTCTTTCCCTACCCTTTACTTTCTTTAGTTTATTATGGTACTATTAGGAAGAACCTGAAGCACCATAAAAACCACGCCAGTCGGACCAGCCAAAGCTGTAACGCTCACGCGCCTTGAACCGAAGATTACCTGTATCAAAGTCAGGTTCCATCTTGGTCTGTAGTGGTGCGCGAACAAACATCTTTGTACCATTTGGTGCGTCTGTCTTTAAGAACCAAGCATTTGTATCAGTGAAACGATGGTTTACAAAGAAACCACCGGGAACTAGACCCTGATTACGAATGCTGTTAATGTCATTGACATTAGTAACACCAGTTGTGCTGTTAGTAGCAGTGGTGGTGCTTAATGTGCTGTTTAGAATCTGATCTGCAGTAAAGGCAAGATCAGGTGGAATGTGAAGAGACTCTGCACGAATACCGATTAGAATACCACGATCATCCTGTGCTTTGGAGATAGTGATAAGAGCAGATTCGAGAGATGCTTCTGAAAGATCGGTAGCGTCAAGATCATTGTCTTGAACACCACCATCAATGACTGGATGGTTGTCACTGAATAGTGGCTGACCATCACCACCAAGATAAGCATTGCTAAAGCCGTTATTGAAAACGTCTGCAGCTTTTACCTGCTTGGTGTTTGCCATTGAACGAGCAAGACCACGTGCACGTAGTTTGGCAAATGTGTCATAGAGGTTGTCTTCCATTGCCTCTTCTGTAATTGAGAAGGCTAGACTGATTGTCTCGTGTGTGTAACGAGCAGTGTAGCTTTCTTGTGCGTCATCATACTGGACAGCAGCACCTTCACTCTTAACAGGTGCAGAACCAAATCCAGTAAATAGAACTTCTTCCTCAAATGCACGATCTGAATTTTCAATATCGAATAGAGGTGCATGTTCATTATCAACATCACCATACTCAAGACCGAAAACGGCATTTAGACCGGGAAGAAGCTCTTTAGCAATACTAGCGCGATTAATAGCCATTATTAATTACTCCTTTCCCTTACTTAGTTTACTGAAGCATCAGCAGAGATATATGCATCCACATGCTTCAAGATACGAACTTCCAGCTTGGGGAAGGCACGCTCTGTATTAACAGCAATGTCATTACCCGGTACATCAAAAACTGCAATTGCACGAAGCATTGCATTTCCTGTTGTACGAGTGCTGGCTTTAATTCCAAATCCTGACTTGCCAGTAAAGGTAGAACCTGCACCAAGTGTAACATTAAAGTTTTGTGAATTGATATCTCCAGCAGAAACTGTTGCGTCTGCCTGAACAATAAATGTTGCCTGTGGATTATCAACAACAGCAGCATATGCTTCTGTTACTGAAGTATTAGCTGGCCAGTAAGTTGACCAGCTTGGTTCACCATTAGCAACATAACGGCAACCCATGAAAACACCCATGGCTTTCTGAGTTGTAGTAGTTAGAACTTCAATATTCCCAGCATTGTTAACGACGATATCACCAGTAAAAATGTTAGTGTTATAGGCACTCGCAATTGGATAGTCATTTGTGGCTTTGCTGTTTGGTGCACCACCACGAATGCGGGAAGGAGTAAGTCCATTTAGTGTCTTAGTAGTAGTCATAACACTATGTTCCTTTCCTTGTTAAATACATTGACAAACAGGAAAACAAACTAATCTTGAAAAGACGCTCGCCGTCCTGTTGTAATTTTTGATCGACTAGAGTTAGAGATAGGCATACGAGAATCAGAGCTGTTCATTAGCTGCATGTTAACAGCTTGTACTGCCTCTCTACTCTTGTTTTCATAAAACTCTTGACGAGATTCAGCTAGGTCAGTAGGCATTTTGCCTAAAGCCAAGTCTCCACGACAGACCGCTCCTGCATATCGTCCTTCTTCCCTCACGACGGAAGATATAAGCATTTCAGGAACTTCTTCCTGACTGACTAATTCCCAACCTTCGGCTAAACGCTTGCCAATGTTTTGAATGTCGTCTTGTCCCTTCAAAGTAATTCGCAGCCAGCGAAGAGACATTCCTTCACTCTTAAAACGGTTGCGAACTGTGTCAGGAATATTTAACCAATTTGGTTCTTCAAAAACTCTACGAGTTTTATTTTCCCTCATGCTTGATTCTCGTGATGTTGTGTTTCGTGTCATTGTATTTGTCCTTCCTTATCCACGCTTAACTATAAACACTGGTGTATTCGCCATCAGCCTGTTCGACCTTTAGCTTTTCAGCAGCGTACTTTTCAAGTGGTATACCCCATTTATTTGCCAACCTTACATCCTCTTGAGTAAGTTTGACTTTATTGCTACTCTGAGAAGTTTTTGGTGTGCGTGACGCACCCGCTACCACTTGAGCAGAACTTGTAGTCGTGTCCTGCAAACGAGGTGTTTCAGGTTCAGAGTTAATATCCTGAAACTTGTGAGGATAACGCTGACGTAAACGATTGTCAACTTCCTCGTAAAAATCATCATCTGAAGGATCATAACCTTCACCCTTCAGTTCTTGGTCAATAGTAAGAGCAGCGGCAGTCATAATCTGATCCTGACCAAACCATGAATTTTTAGTTGCCCATTCTACTGCCTTTGGATCGTACTCTTGAGTCTGTTGTTGCTGTTGTGCAACTTGTGCTGCTTGCTGCCCATTTGACTCTAAAGCACGATTGTATTCTTCCCAAGCTGCCTTCTGCTGTTCAACACGATTTTTTTCTGCATAGGCTTTGCTCATGCTTTCTTGTGCTGTCAGCATTCCGTCAGTATCACCTGACTCAACGGCTTGCTTATATAACTGTTTAGCTGCTTCAATGTTTGACTCTAATTGACTCTCAGTACTGTCAATAGAATTTTTTAAACTTGAAGAAAGCTGTGTATCTCTTTCCTGTACAGCCGAACGTAGATTATTAATTTCACTACGTAGCTGTTGTAATTCTTCATCGCGTTCTTTACGTTGACGAATTAATTGTCTAATTCTTTTTTCTGCACCCTTGGTCTGAATACCGTCTAGTTCTTCAGGTTGTTCTTCTTCTTTTTCTTGCTTCTTCTCAACCTTCTTAACTTCTGGTGCAGCTTCTAATTCTTCTTCAACTTCAAACTCAACTTTAGGAGTTTTGTCCTCATCTGAATTTACGTCAACTGTTGACCATTCTTCACTCATTAATATATTTCCTTTTTCTCTTACCCGTTAGCAGCGAATCTAACGTATTGGTTTAATCTACCCGCTGTATTAGTATATTACAATAAATTATTATAAGATACAAATTTAATTTGAAAGATGATATGTAGGATCAAGTAGACTTGGTTTTTCAACTTTCATAATTACTTGATCATCAAAGATAAGAAGTAGCTTCATACCCTTGTACATAAACTTCTGTCCTGAATACTTTGCGTAACAAATATAGTCACCTACTTCACACCATGCTCCGTTAGGAAACTTGTCTTCGTCTTTGTAAGCTAAGTCACCTTTCTTTAAAACTTTAGCAACGGTAGTGAGGTAAGCTACATCGTCCTTTACTTTATCAGGTAGAATAATACCACCTTTTGTCTTCTGCTTTACTGCTACTGGAAGAACCAGTAGATGAAAGCCGGGAATGCTTGGCAAACTTTTAAGGTCTACCTTTACTGCACTCTCGTCTGTTACCCAATCAGCAGCATCAACTGCCTTATCCATTCGTACTGCTTGCATCTAGTCCATATCCTCCTCTTCATAGATACGTTGTTTTACAATGTGCTTGAGGCATTCAGTTGCCCATTCCACACCTTCAATCACACCCACTGCGTGACGATATTCATCGTAACTTGAAGCGTTACCATATGCAAGAGAATTTTTTAAGTCTAGTATTTTTTCTTCGTACTTTAAATTCAACTCATCCCAAAAGTTCAAAACCTATTATCCCCTACGTGCTTGTCCAATAAAGTTAGTTAACATGTCTGCTGCTTTCAGTGCCTTGTCCTTGTCAATGCTTGCTTCTGTCTTGGCAAGATCAATAAGAGCATCCAAAGCTGCAATTGCTTTCTTTGCATTACGATCCAGTTCTTTTTCTTCTTTTGCACTAGAAAGGTTAGCACCTTCCTTGAACATATTCAACTGAATTTCCATTTCCTTTAGATCAAGTTCACGGTTCTTATTAGCAGCAGTAGCAGCTTCCTTTGCCATCTGTGTTTGAACTTTCTGTTGCTCAACACCCAGACGCTGCTGTTCAATCTGAACCATCTGTGCTTCAGGTGTAGCTGCCATTTGCATCTGTGCTGCAGCTTGATTTGCCTGTGCCACCTGTTGTGCAGCAGCGGCAATAACCTGTTCCATAAGACGTGGGTCTTGTACGTCCACACCTGCAGCAGCAGCTTCAGGTCCGTACTGTGCAATCATTTCTTTTGACACACCACTAATCTGTTCCTGATACTTCATTATCATATGTTCCTGAATGTTTGCTTGCAGTACAGGAACAATACGCTGCATCATAGGATTAGCACCATTCATCGGGTCTTGAATGTACATGGTCTTTACCTGAATATGTGCGTCATGGTTCTGACCCATGAATGCCTGAATTGGCATACCTTTAACTGCAGCTTGAATATCACTGACAGGATCAAGAGGCATTGGTGAAGGCTTTTCAGGCATGATCTTGTCCAGATTAGGAATGTTTGCTGCCTGAAGAATTGTCTTGTTAAGTTCTTCCACATTGAACATACCGGGAGGTGCTGACTGAGACAACTGCAGTGCAAGCTGTGCCATCATCATACGGTGTGCAGAGGAAGGAATATTAGGATCAGATACAGGAATAATATCAATCCTGCCATCAAAGTCATTACGATAGATATTAAGTGTACCGTTTGGAATATCTACCATTGATTCTTCAGGTAGATATTCATAGTTAATTCTACTTAGTAATTTAAATTCGTCATGTTGTGACTTGTGTAGTCGTTTGTGAATTGCACTAAAGAACTTGCTGCTTGCTTCCAATAGTGCCATTGTTGTACCAACAGGTCCGTAGCTTGCTGCATCAGAGACAACCTGTTCAGTTGTATCAGCAAACTTCTGTGCAGTAGCAGTAACAAAGTTAAGCATCTGAAACAAAGCCTGTGAAGGTTCTTTGTATGGCAGATTGATGATCATCTTGGACAGATCATTACCTGTAGCTTCAACTTCTCTAAACTCACCGGGAGCAATAGGATCATTGTCACCTACAATACGTAAACCCTTCGCCTTAAAGCCACCGGGTAGGTTTGCAAACTGACCTGCATCAACCAAGCTACGCATTGCTGCAGTTGCAGTCATGGTAAGATTACCAAGGAAATGAATCAATCCTAGACCATAAAAACCAAAACCGGGAACAAAACGATAATGAGTAAAGAAGATTTTCTTTTCTCTGCGTCGATCATCTTTATTATAATTTCTGCGAATAGACAAAACCTGACGGCTCTGTTCTTCAATGGTAACAATATAGGGAAGAGACAAACCATCATCGTCTGCAAACTTACCGGGCAGATCAAGATAGCAGTGCTGCTCAAGAAGAACGTACTGTGGATCGTGACTACCAGAAGGAGACAGACCCATAATTGTATCCATCTTCTGACTGATAGGAGCAAACTCTGGTGTACTTGCTTCAGGTAGGTCTATGTCTGCGTACATTCCTGCTGCCATGTCTCGCTGCATCTCTACTGGTGAGCGATAGATAACATGCGTGTATCGATCTGCTCTGCGTAGATCGGTAGCATAGTAAGACACATAGAACTGGTCAATAGGAACAAACTCTGATACAGGTCGGTTTAAACTGCTGTCAAAGTAAATCTTTTTAAATGCTGATCCAATAAGCGGCAGGTGAAAGAGCATACGCTCAAACTCGTCAAAGTACTCAGGCATTTGTTCAGTGATCTGATAGTTCATAAAGTCTTTGACTCTATGGCTTTGCTTTTCTTTTTCTTCTGATACTTCACCAATGATCTGGGACTTTACTGGTCCACTGGCAGGAAACAATTCCTGTGTTGCCTTTGACTGAAACTTAACTGCTGACTCAATAAGGATTGGATGAACTGCAGTACATGCACCTTCAAATGGTTCTGATGCTTCTTCCAGCTTTAGACCTAACAGATCAAAGCCACGTTCAAACATACTTTCCCATTCTGCTCGACTGTCCTTGTCTGCAGTAAAGTTGTCATGTACTTGAATGGCAATGTCTTCAAGAGTTTCTTCGTCCAGATCGTCTACCAAGTTTCTAAAAAACTCTTCGTCCTTTTCCTCGATCTGTTCGTCAGACAAGCCTTCATCTAAATTACTCTTAAACTCTACTACAATACCACCATCACTAGGATCGTATTCCATGCTTGCATTTGAATCTTCACTCTCAGTTTGAATCTCTACGACTGAAAGTTCTACTGAAGGAATAGGATCAAAAGGATTGCGTTCAGTTGCCATGTTTTATATTGCCTTTGCTGTATAGTTGTAAGGATTACGTTCTACCACAGAACCACCCCTTTTTCTTTTTTGTACTACTGGTTCTTCTTCTTGTTCTTCTGAGTTAATATTTTCAATAGCTGATCTTACTAAAGGTTTTCCTGCTCTTACACCAAAACCAATTGATGCTTCTTTTTTAAGTCTTGAATAATCTTTTGCATCTGGTTTTAAGTTTGCTACTACTAATGCTCTAAGATACTGTTCTCTTGAACTAAAGGCCGCAGGAGTTTTTTTAGGTATCTCTATATTTAAATTTTTTAAAATATTTGTATAATTATCTGTAGCATTTTTAACAGCTACCTTTTTACTAGCATCTAATCTTTCTTTAGCAGCTCTTTGCTTTTTAGTTAATTTTTTAGTTCGATTTTCAGAAACTTTTAAATCATAAAAAATAGGTTCTGAAACATTCATATACCTATCACCACCGGGCAATTTAAAACTAAATAAATCGTGTTCATCATTTACAATAGTAACTGCTTTAGCATCTTTAGTAATAGCAGTCATATAATTTACACCTCCTAGTTCCCAAGCATCAGATTTACCTGACCCTGTGATGATAGCTGCTCTTCCCTTTAGAACATCGTCACGATTTCTAACTGCAACTCCTGCTTCATCTAAAGCATCTAAAAATTCTTTATCAGAGGTGTACGTCTTTAGTTTTGGAAAAACATCTTTTTTAATATCATCTAAACTTATATCTCTCTTGACTACCTGTTGCCTTACTAAAGGAGAACCATCAAGTGGAAATGCTGATCCTAAATCTATTCCTGCTATTTTTCCAGCGTCAAGCTTTGAAGTATCATGTATAACATCAAAAGTTTCTGGTACTGATTTATACACTTTATTTTTTGTTGTAGGGTCTAGGTTTCCTGCTGATCCAGTATACACTCTTCGTATATTCATTTGATAAGGTTTACTAAGGTCCATACCTTGTACTTTTTTAATCTGTTCAAACATTCCAGATATATCTTCTTTAGCTAATCCTGACACATCACCTACTTCATCAAAGTATTCATCCACATTAAACTTTTCAAAAGTCTTAATAT